ATTAAAGTACCTTTTTGTTTATCAAATGGATATTGTCGTTTATAATAATCATCATATTTTGACAAATGTAAATGAAATAATCCAAATATATTTACAGCTTGAATATGTACAAAACATATATCTTGTTCTTTTACAAAGTTTTTTTTAATAACTTCTAGCAAAGCTATATGACTGCTTTCTAAATAGGTAAAATTGTGCAAATATTTAGTATTTTCTACACTTTGTCCATCAATATGTGGTAATATCCATAAAACGATTTTATCTAGTGTTCTAGATGATACTATAATATCATATCCACAATTTTCCGGATTTATAATACAATCAACCGCATAATACTTTCCATATTGAGTAGTTGAATTATTCATATCTTGTATATCATTATTTGATATACTGGTTGTAGCTTTACTATTATATTTTAATAATGCTAGTATATAATTCATATTCATTAAGAAATTAAAATAAATAATTGGATGGAAATGACCTACATTTATAATTTGTATATCTTCTAGCATATTATTATCTAGCAACTCAGTTTTTATCATATCTTTTATAGATATAGTGCGTGATTCTGTATTTGGCTTTTTCATAATCTTAACGACTAATGGATTATAATTTTTTAATAATTTAATCGTATCATCATCCAATTTATATATTCGCACCACTTTAAATAATCTACCACTATATTTAATTACACTGTTTCCGGTGCTTTTCGGTAATTTCACATTATTTATTATATTACGAGTACACGCTGCAAGATTCGATTTTACTTCTAGCACTTTGAATTCACCATCACCCGCATCCTTATATATAATAGTATATTCTTGATAGCTTTTTTCGTATATCATCATTATAGTTCCTTTCAGTGGCATCCGGGTTGTATTCATAGATTTTCTAGTTTTATTACCAGACCTCCAATTCGTATTATTAGTGCTTCTAGACTTTCTACTAATCCCTCTAGAACCACCAGATAATGGCTCATTTAAGTGTGTAGTAGTTGGATAATGGAGTACTCTAAATTTCTTAAGTTGATAATCAATTCGTAATGATTGCCAGAAATTGGGAACTCTAGAGAGTGAATAAATCAATTCTTCTAGTTCCATACTATTTTCATATAAATATGCATAATGAGTAAAATTAGCCATAGTATGTAAATACTCCGTTGTTATATAAAAAAAATCCCCATATTTAACATAACTATGAAATAATTTATATCTATCCAACCCGTTCCGACTATCTTTTAGAATACCAAATATTTCAGGTATTTGCATTTGTATTAAATCCTGAACTCGTTCTAGCAATGGTTTATATTGTGGTTCTAATTGTTTAATATTAAATATGGCCGGTACTAGAGTTCCTTTGGGGGTACGCCGGTATATCAGAAAATGATAACGTATGCGAGTCATAGGTTTATTTAAATATTCTAGAAGTAGTTCATTTACATATTTAGCAAACGCTGCATATACTATTGGTATATTTGCTAGTTGTTGTGTGCGTTCTTCTGGCGTTAAACAAGTTCTAGCAATTTCCGATTCTATATAATCAGCTTGTGCTCCTAGGCCATTATCCCTTAGTAATTGGATTTTACCTTTGTAATCGGCACTATTAACCCAGGCAACGGGATTCGCGGCATCTAACTCTGTATTTGCTTTAACCCAAGATTCAAAATATGTTATATTAATACTTTTCATAAATTTATGTATTTCGGTGTCTAGCTGGGATAATTCAATTCGATTACCATCCCCATCTTTTAGAACTGAATTATGCATTTCAGCGAATAGAGTTGCAAAATTGGTTCTTTGCATTGCATATATATCATCTAGAGCCTTTCCAATAATAGGATCATCACGTAATGATAAATATGTGTGCATTTTTGATAGATCCGGATATCCGCATATGACATATTCGCCATCTGCAAGTTTCATTGGTTCTACGATAATATATTTTTCCATACCGGCTAGATCACCAGTTAGTGCATCCGGATTAGTTAATTTTGCATTGAACCCAGATGCTGGTGTGTTTGCTTGTGAATTAGCCTGAGTGTTTGCTATGTTAGAAAAGGTATATGCTTTTTCTAACCCGGTAGCTATTATTTTTACATAGTTTATATCTTGAGTAGTGATTCCATCCATATATTCACTGTCTTTACCGCTAGTTGTATATTTTACGGCGTTATGATATATACCAGTCGCTAGGTATTCTTGCAATTGTGTGGAATAATTTAGTTTTTCTTGGGTTGTATTGTCTTCATAAGCTTGATAAAATCCTTCATTACGTCGTGTATCTCTATACTCGCCGTCTTTATCTGTTTCTACTGTTTCTATTTGTAGTGAAGGAAAATCATTAAATACTAGATAACTACCGGTTCCAGATTTATCAAATTTACTAAATTCATCAGTTATAATTTTCGCATTACCAGTATTAAATGCCCACTGCAAAGTATCTACAGCTAGTTCAGTTGGCCGAATATAATGATATCGTGTTTTACCATCCGGATTAGTACAATCTTTAAGACCAATGGTAGTATTGGTAATAACACAGCTACCTATACCACCGCGTTCATCTACTTCATTTATTCCACCTTTTCTACATAATTTATTACATTTAGCAACCCGTTCATTAGTTATTGTGCGATATATGGTATTTTTGTCGTTTTTGCTAATAGTTTTTTTAATAATTGAATTATAAATTAATGTGCGGGTATTCCTGTGGTACATATTATTTCTATATGAACTTCTTCTCGATTGTGTACTCTGTTGTTGAGTAGAATCCATTTCTAGCAGATTATTATATGTTTATGTTTAGCTAGTCTGTCTATTAAATTGGAATAAAAAAATTGACATTTCTAGAATACATAATCTAGCAATATTTCAAAATAATAAACACAATTTGAAATTTGAATTATGTCTAATAATCAAACAACTCATTTAGAATACATCCCATTCCAAACTCTACCCAAGGCAAAAGCCTACAAAATCCTTAACTATGGCCGACCATATGATAAATATACCCGATACCATATAGCAGAAAATCCGGAACAAATCACCGATATATATCTAGATGATGAACCTTATATAAAGTACGCCACCGGATATGAATCCCAAATTACCCATCAAATAGAAATATTCTATTCCGCGGTGTCAATGCAATCAATGAAAAGCTGCATTTTAACTAATGCGGAAATTGATATACTCGTCGCTAGGTATGGGTGCAAGTTATAAATCAAGCATCTTATAGCACATTCTAACACTTTCAAGTTAAAAATAGCATTTTTAAATTAATTCATAAAAAAATTGTTTTATTTTTTTTGAATCTGTTTTTATTATTTACTAGTTTTCTAGATTTGGTATCCTGCATTTTAGACAATTTGCGATGGCATCCAAGGAACAGACAAATATCCCAGCAATCTATACGTGGGGAAAGAAGCTTCTAGAGGATTTGAACCTATCTGCCGTTCGGCGGGCATTCACATTCCCATTCGATATGACTCCAGAGACACCGCGCGAAACTATCATTGATTTTATCAAGCAGCTAGGAATTGAAGAGTTTAATGCCGAAAACGTTGTAATTGTGCATAAGACTATTCCGCAACCTGGATTGAAGTGGCATATTGACGATTGTGTCATCAATAATCGGAAGGAGCCACCATCATACAACCTAGAACAATACATTCTGCTAGAGGCAAATGAGGCGGAATCCAAGTATCGCTACCTGTATTTTAACACTCCAACTAAGCGACTGCCACGATATACTCTCTTGTTTTACTCTTCTACCTATGGGGAAGATTTCACTGGTGGTAAGTTGTGCCTCGCCGACGGTATAGAAGTGCTACCTCTGCGAGGACATGGTTTCATGCTTGATTCACGGGAAGTGCATATGGTTTCCCCAGTTAAGTCTGGCGACCGTCGGGTTTCTGTAGTCAAGATTTATTAATATCAATCTCATCAAATCTAGGCGGTATCGTAAGCCAAAGTTTAAGCTCTGGCTTTCTGTTGGGTATAATCCCATTATTTTTTTATTTTAATTATCTAGAAGCCACGATTAATCAATCTAGAATGCCTCTACCAATACCAACAAATTCAAATTGTGAAAATGAATATGATTGCACGGAATCGGAATCCGAACTAGATAGTGAAAGTTCCACTTTAACAGGTGATGATGATAATAGTGATGATGGTGATGATGAAAATTTAATCAGATTTGATTCAAATACTAATTATGACAATGTAGAATATGTAATGATTTGTGATACTTGTTATAAACTTTCAGAAAACAATGAATCACCAATCCAGGATGCCGAAGAAGAAGAAACCGGGTGCCTAGAATGTAAACATTATGTGATAGTCTACTTTATCAATGGATACATTGACCAACAAATGATGGATAAGAATGAAATAAATGACCTATGCCGATTGCAAGGAATAGATATATCTAGCCACGATATTTTTAAACATTTGCTAGTGTGAATATCGTAATCTAAAAAATTGATAATTTATTTCTATCTAGTTTACCAAATATATAAACACAGCAAATACACAAAATATGGAAAATATGGAAAATAAAAGCCAAGTAATAAACCTAGGTTTTTTAAAAACTTCCTATTTCGCTTAATAAACTTCCTCTAGTAAACTATTCCTTTTTTATAATTTTTTTATCAATAGGATTAATGTTTAAAAAATAATCTAATTTTTCAACACCATCCATGAGTAGCCATAGCCCTTTGAAAAGCTTCTTTAGCTTCTACCATTTCATAGCGCTTACTGGTATGAGTTTCATCAATCCGGGCGTCCCCTTCTGCTAAAACCAGTTTTATTTGCGTTATCAAAGATTCCATATTAGTGGTAGGTACCCAGCCAGATTTACTAATTGCCTCCATACAAATGCTACCTCCAGCTGTGATATGTCCGGTTAGTGATTGAAACCGCGGATAGATAACTCGTGGAAAAGGTGGTTCAATTGGATAACCTTCCGGGAATGTGATTTCCAATTCTAGAAAGGGTATAGCAAGTTTCTGCATCTGTGCTTCTAGCATGGGATTATCCAACCCGGATGATGGAATGCATACCGCCCACACCCTTAGATTACCTTCTTCTGCTAGCTTAATACTAAAACCCAATTCTGCTGCAGATGATTGTGATTTCTTCATTAGTTGCTTATATTCAATCATCAGGCGTTTGCTATATGCTTTATTCATCACAGCTGTTTTCTCTTTTTCTTTCTTAGTTTCTGCTTCCTTTAATGCACCACATCGCATTACACTAGTTAATTTAGTAAATACGTGTAAATCTTTTGTATAATTATAATCAGATATAACCACGATATAACGCAATACTAGGGCGGATTCATCATCCACAACGTATATATTACTGGCTTTAAACCACTTAGGGTCATCTAGAACTTCATAAACAAGCATTGCCATTAAATAACTAGCTCCATCACTCATACTACTACTAGTGGATGCAGCTCTGCAATATCCCAGTGAGAATTCCGCAGAATCAGATAGATAGATACCCTCGCCATATACTGCCCCATTTAATCGTAATTCATCGTTCTTAGAACAATTACGCAATCCAGTTGCTAGAATAGGCATAATATTTTCAGCGGGGGTTCCGTGGAAGAGGAATACTGTTTTCTTACTTGTATTACCTAACACTTGCGTATTAGTTAATAAGGTATCACCTATACTAAACCTGGATTCAATATCGGGTGCATAAGTCATTTTGAATTGCTTATATCTAGAACTAGAACTAGATCTAGAATACCCGCTTACTATTGTACTAGATACCTGGCTAGAATCATCTTGAAAAATCAATTTGCATTTTTCAATATGTATCGCGTTGTTCATATGAAGCAAAAATTTAATAAATCCGTACGTTTCGATACCAATCAAATCCAGCAATGCCTCATCATCTCTAGCAACTACCATTGCGTGGAATATCTTTTCCAAGTCCGTTAGGATATCCAATCTTTTAATGGCATCCTTAACCTCAATCCCGCGATTAGCCCAGGTTGCAGGAATTATTTTCATAATCTTAGTACAACGGCTAGATTGTAGAGTAATAAATCCATATTTGATTACGAATCTAACTAGCGATTCTTTCTGTTTCCATTCTGGAATAAGGCAATTGCTACCAGTATAGGTGCAATAGCTGATGTTAATATTAGTATCATATACCGTAGAATCAGTAGTAGTGGCAAACATTTTCTAGCTGTGTTGTTGTTGTCTTGTTGTTGGCTTGTTGTTAGCTTGTTGCTGGCTTGTTGTTGGCGTGGAATATTTAAATTATATAAACTATATGAATTATAATTTCAATTTTTTAGTTCTATTAACTTAGATTTACCAAAAATATAATACAAAAAAAAATACAAAAAAAAAATAATTTCCAGAGTTAACAACACAAGCACAAACAACCAGGGGCTTTCAGGCAACGTATTGCTCCAATTCAGGAACCAATTCCAGCAGTTTGTTGCGGATTTCCACAAATTTATAGTAAGTGGAGCGGCGCTTGCCGTCAACAGTTTCCTCTCCGTCGCCCAGGGGTGGTAAATCGAGTTCCGGATAGTATGTTTGCAATTTATCCCATTTGAATCCGTAGTTCAAAAGGAGAACATCAGTGATGTCGCGCCCAAAAAATGTGTTGTAAATCTTCAACATTTTTGTCTGGTTGTAGTCGTTGTGATATACATACGATAATACAAAAAGCAATTTGACATGATTCATGTTGGCCAATAGACGGTTTTGAAGAGGTAGCTCTTTGCCGACAAGTTGATAGCATTTTTCAACATCAAACAGAGACGGATCCATTTTGGTTGCAGATTTTCACAAGTAAGTGTTATAATACTTATTTAAAAAAATAAATTATTCATTTTTTTGTTAATTTTACCGTTTTTCTTAATTTATTTGATATTGTGGTGTTGTGTAGATTTACAATAAAATTATTATAAATATAAATATAAATATAAATGTGTCGTAAAATGTATGTATGTATAAAAATAGTAGAGCAAGATTTTTCATAAATAAAAAATACTAAAAACCCAGAAAACACCAGAACACAACCATAAAATGGTAGGTTAGTTCAATTTTAACATCAACCTAGAGCATAAATTTGTTCTTCGATGGTATCTTTAATATAGAGTCGATGGGCGTATACATCCCGTGTTTGATTAATACGATGTAGTCGACCAATCAATTGCTTCTCAATCTCCTTACCGTAGATATAACTTTCAAAAGGCTCAATAATAATAACCCGGTTCATAAAAGTCATATCTGTGCCAGAAGCATTAGAATTAGCACTAAGGATGATTACACGAGTAGAATCGCGCACATCCGGTGATGCAGCATTAAATTCATCAAAAGTCTGTGCTGCAATGTCATTAATTGATAGAAATGTAGTTAGCGGGGTAATAAATTTATCGAATCGTGTGAATATGAGGAATCTTTCTTCGGGATGCATATTCAATAACCGCAAGATTTCCGTATTTTTAGTACTGGTGATAACTCGATTCTCTAAACCGATATAATTAATCTCACCGACATCAGCAGGCGTGCGACACATAGGACAGGTATTGGGACGTGCCTTATGACATCTTTCAAAACATCCTTGGCAGAAATAATGCCGACACTTGATAAAGAGAACAATATTTTCAGAAAAGGGACTATAGCAAATAGGACACATCTTATCCTCATTAACCATACTTTCAATATCCATTTCATCTTCTATATCATCACTAGCAGCACAGGCACCATCACAAGTAGAACCATCACTAGCGGCACTGGCACCATCACCAGCAGAACCAGCGGCGCCAGCATCGCCAGAATCGCCAGCATCGCCAGAATTAGTAGAGTCTGAAAGTGAATTACCACCTGCGGAATGGATAATTTCATCAATATGTTGTGTTATTTCCAAATAGCTTTTATGGACTTGTACGCGGCGCTCTAGAATACGAAGAGCGGCCTCTATTTCGGATTCCAAATGGCGTTTGCGCTCTTGATATTGTTTAAGCATAATATGTTTTCTCTTATGTAAATCTTGCATTTCATCCTTAAGCTTTGTATATTCAAATGTGCTATCATCATCAGGCACTTGATCGGCAGTTATTAAAACATTTATTTCCTCTTGAATATTATGTAGTTTTAATTGAAAGCTTTTCAAATGCACTTCAGCATCCACGATCTTTTCCTTAAATCGTTGTACTGTAAGTTGCTTCAATTCTTCCACAGTGATAACGCTCTTTTCATTATTAGTAAATTCCAACATAGCATTGCTAATGACTCGTAGACGGTTGTCGACACTAAAGGTTGTCGAATCCATTTCCATAGCGGTAAGAATTGCCCGTTCATATTCCGAAAAAGTCAATCCGGAATTATATATAATTACATTTGGTAATTGAACGTCTCTTTGAACGTTAGCCTTAATGTTCTTACGGAATAGGGGTTTAAATTGGTCTTGAATATATATATAGTTTCCTACCGCTGTATTATTAATTTTATTGTTGCCCAGCAAGAATCGGATAATATTAAACATTGCGTCATCATCTACAAAAGGTGTGGCTGTAATACCCCATCGATAACGGAATGTAGAAATACCACATAGCCTTTCGAATAACTTATGATTCTCAGGGCGGCCTTTGGCGTATAATTCTGATAGTTCATCCACGATTAGCCTTTGGAATTTAGCGATAATATCATCCGGCATTTGAGTGGCCTCTGCTACTGTGGCCACCATTACACGCCCATCGAACGGATTACCTATAAAATGCTTGCGCATTTCTGCAAACCAATGTTCTTTGATATGATTAGGGACAATTATCAAGGTTTGAACTTCATCACGTGAGAGCGCCAAATTCAAAGCCTGAATAGTCTTACCTAGCCCTACTTCATCGGCAATGATACCACCATATACTTGTGCCTTTGGTAATTCATCCTTTTTAATAAAACATTTATCCCCACCACAAAGATTATAGTCAAATACTAGACTTAATTCATCTAGATAGAGTAGTTTGTGTTCGGTGAAATCAATCATTGGCAAATTAGCCTCTAGGGTTATCGCCCATTGAATAGAATCACGTTGATAGGTATGTAATTTAGTCTTACACGCGGGATTACCACCATAGCGCAAATCAAGAATTTCCCCGTTTTCAATTTCCTTGCAAAGGAGTTCAATTCGATAGTTATGATACATTGGTGTAGTAATATTATTAGAAATCATAATATGATTACGGATGATATTAATAATCTGGTTATCACTCTTGATTATGCTAGGAATTAGCAATTCACCCGCCTTCATAGTAAAGAATAGAATCTTAATATCAAATTCAATGCCATCACAGACTGCAACATACTCAATAAAATGGCAATCAAAGATATCACGACTCCTTGGAGACGTAAAATTATTAGACCAATTATCTCTTTCTAGTTTTCGAGCATAAGCTGATTCATTATGATAGCAATCATCTCGTGTGATTAATTGTGCTAGATCAATTTCATACTTGGCTTTGCCAATAGTACCATTAGAACACGGTGATTTACTAGTGATTTTTAGTTCATAGAAGAAGCATTGATGCTTATCGGCATTTGCAATAGAATTATGTTTCATAGGAATTGCCAAAGCTGCCATTGTTTGAGGACTTCTATTCAGTAATGAAATACAGAATAATATTTAATATAAAATAAAATTAAAAAAATCAATTTTTTTTATTGTATATACCTTTTAATCTATTTTTATTTCCTATTTGTCATATCTACACTTGTTTTTAAGCCCACTCGATAGTCTCATATGCTATATGTCAAATGCCATGTGCTATGTGCCATGTGCCAAGTGCCATTTTCTAGTGTTGCTCCTGGTCTTGGCCTTGTTGTTGCATCAGGGGATGGTGTGCTTCATCTTGTTGCGCGTGAGCTGGCATACACACACCATTAGCTAGATCACATACCATATTAGTATTGTCTAGACCCTCTAAATCATGCGATGGTGTAGGCACAGGCGAACCCATTCCATTTCCACTATTATGACCCTGTTGACCCGGTTGACCCGATCGGCGAAACATTACAAACCCAACCAATACAACCACCGCAACTAATCCTAAAAGAACCAAAATAGAATTATTACTAACAAATTCATTAATTGCCTCTAGCATCTTTATAAAATCTTTATAAAATCTTTATAAAATAAAATATAATTTATATTATACATATTTTCTTTTGTTCTAAATTATCCGCATTTATCATCAAGTATCATCAAGTATCATCAAGTATCATCAAGTATCATCAAGTATCATCAAGTATCATCAAGTATCATCAAGTATCATCAAGTATCATAAATGTTTGTATATTGTGTATCTAAAAAGCATCTAGAAAGCATCTAGAAA